ATATTTCTGGATCAACAGCCCTAGCACTCACATAGTGCAACGATTACCTGAAACTGTGTTAGTGTATTGGCTCAACATGATCTATCAAGATGAGATCAAATACGACAACATAGACACAAAGTCATATCAATTGACAACATATGATGAAGAATTCATAGATGTGTTGTTGAGCAAGATACACCCTAAAGTTGGCAACTTGCGTGGTGATTATGATGTTTGGCGCACTATAGCATGGGCAGTATGCAGTCAAGTTGGCACTAACATAGCAAAACATCTTATGATGAAGTATTGGCCCGAAAAGACTAAGAAAGAGATCAAGACATTGACTGCGTGGCAGCCTGGCAAAAGAACGCCAGGCATTGGTACATTGATCAAGATGAGCGGCTTGAGTACGCTAGAAAAAAGATTATTAGAGTTACAGTATAAAAGGAGAACAATTTAATGACAACTAAAAAACAATTAGAAAAACAGATTGACATCAATGAAAATAAGATTTCAGATATCAAGGCTAGGATAAACAACACATCGATACTACTAGCAAGCGATAAGATTCCTGAAGAACAAAAGATATTGATACAACTTGATTTGAATGCTGATCAGTCATTGTTGGCTGCTACTGAGCAAGAATTGAAAAAGTTGCGTCTAGATTTGGAAGAGAGATATCTCACACAGCAAATCAAGACAGAACAGAATGTAGTCAAAGCATTAAACGATTTCAATGCATATTACATCAGTAGCGAAAGACAATGGTATTGCATCTATAGCGAACACAATCGCAGACATCAACCAAAAGTAGCAGTAGTCGATAGCATCACTATGCGTGACATGATTTATGGCGCTACGAAATGGCAGACAGACAATGATTGGGATCTAAAAAAGATCGCACATGACAATAATCGTTATTACAGAGATGTAGAACGCACATTCTTGCCAAACAGTCCCAACACACTCAATCAAATGACAGAGTTGCGCAAGTTCTGGCTAAAACCTATACATGATCAACAACCACATATCGCATTCGACTTATTGTTCTTGAATCTTGTTGGTGGCGATCAAGCATACAAAGATCAGATCGAAAAGTATATCGCATACAGTTATGTCAAGCCAGAAGATATCTTTGCCCCAAACATCGATAGTTCTGCAAGAGGTGGTGTTGGTCGTGACACAGTATTTCGTATACTAGAGATCATATTCACAGAAGAATGCTGTGGTGAAGCAAAGAAAGAAACAGTGCAAGGCACACATAATGGTGAGTTATGGGGCAAAGTATGGGTCAAGATCAGCGAGTCAAACAACAGATTGATGGACATCAATGAACTTAAAAATCTAACAGGTGGTCATAACTTTAGATTAAGACGAATGGGCGAGAATGCTGTGCAAGTTCCTAGAACTTTTAGATTCATGATGATGAGCAACAACTATGAAGGTACTGCACGATTGACAGGCTCAGGTAGTGATGCAGAAGATAGACGCTGGGAACCAATCTTTAGTCAGACTAGCCTACTACAGCGTATAGCAGATCATCTACAAGTTGAACTATCAGATAGCAAAGTCGGCGAGACATTACAAGATTGGCAACAAAGCGTGTTTCAGAATGAAGTCGAGATCGCTAAATGGTTAGGATATATCATCAATAAGCATAAGCCAGAAACTATAGCGAAACTCAAGCCATTGCATGGTGATTACTATAATCAAATGGTCGAGCGTCAAAAGAACAGCATGAGCATATTCATGGAGAATATCATAAGTCTACAGCAAAATACCAATTGCTATGACATAGATATCATGTATAAGATATTCAAGATCGTGAATGCTACGAACATGACTAAAAATCAGTTTGCGAAACGCATGTGCGAATGGCTCATGGCATATTTCCCAGGCGTAGAGTTTGACATCAAACTACGCAATATCTATAGACCTAGCACAGACAATAATGGATTGTTCGTAGAAGAATCTAGGGTAAAGCGTCAAGTTGTATCGATCAAGGATCAAGTGAAAGGTCCAGGTAGACCCAAAACTGATGAAGATGATCAACGATTGGTATTCGATATCACAGACTTTGTTGAACAGGATAAACTTGACGATAAGGGCAAAGAGTTGGGCTTGAGACCGCACCCAAACAACATACGAGAGGAACTGTTCTGATTTAATTGAGTTATCCGAGGTCAGTCGCTGTACGAAAAAAAATTTCAAAACCCTGGTTTTCTCAAGGCATGCTTTTTTTCAAATTTACTCAATTTTCAGAGCAATTTTCTACTCAATTAATTTGGTACGATGCTATTTTAAAGTAAAATTTCATATAGTATCGTACCAAAAACATAGAAAAGCCATGATCAACTATCAAAATTTCATATAAACATTATTCAGTGTGATATAAATACTAGATGATAAAGTATACCGATAGTGATGTGCCTAAAGATTGGATACGCCTCTATCAGTATAAAAAGAATGGTTGGTTCATCACTGGATATAAATGTCCTGACTGTTTGAAACATTATCATACATTACGAGCAGAACTTTTCAGGCATCATGAAACTTGCAAAGGAAAGCCGGTCAATAAAAGATCATTGGAGGATTGATATGCCAGTAAAAGAAGTCAGAAACAGTAGTGGTAAAGTGATGGGCTATCGTTGGGGTGAAAGCGGCAAAGTCTATCGCAAGCGTGAAGACGCAGAGAAGCAAGCAAGAGCCATATATGCAAGTGGCTACAAGAAAGACAAAAAATAGGAAAAACAAATGAACATGAAAGTAACAATTGATGCGAATAAAACAATCGATACATTGAAGTTGAGATTCTACAACGAATGGTTGTATACCAATCATATCTATGATGAGGGTGAATCAGGATATCATCAACAATTGACCAAGAAAGTAGTGACTGATTATATCGATCCACTAAACTTACCTACTTCTAGCAAGATACTTGACTTAGGTTGTGGACCCGGCTATTTCTTAGATGAGATGCATGAGCGTGGTTACACAGATGTCACTGGAGTCACATTGAGCCCAGGCGATATAGCAACATGCGAGAGCAAAGGACATACTGTAAAGAGTTATGATCTAAGTTTCTTACCACAACAAGAGGGCTATCATGACGAGAGTGTTGACTTTATATTCTTGCGTCATGCATTAGAACACAGCCCATACCCAATCTTTAGTTTGATGGAATACAATCGTGTACTAAAACAGAATGGTTTGATCTATATCGAAGTACCTGCACCAGGTTGTGAGCGTGGGCATGAACACAATCTAAATCATTATAGCATATTAGGCGCAGAGATGTTGGCTGCATTATTGATGCGTACTGGATTTGACATACATCGTTTCGAGACATTCGAGTTTAATCTAGATATGCCTGCACCCAATAATACATATAAGAGTGTCAAAGAAAGTTTTTATATGGTAGTTGCACAGAAAGCAAGACCATTAGATATAAAGTGAGGAACAAATGAAACAGACTTATGAATTAAAAACAATAGATGGCAAACTGTTTGTCAGTGTGCGTGAGTTGATGGAAGACATCAAAGATGCATTGGACAAGATTACCGATCTTAACGATCCAAGGATGATAGAAGTCGATAAGCGTGAACTAGATACCAAAGTGATTGGCTTACATGCTATCTATACATTCTTAGGCGCATTATGCACTGAGCAAGAATTGATCGATAAGGCAGAAGAACTCAAGCGTCAGCCATTGTTAGGTGACATCAATATCAAGACTGTGAACTTCAATCCTAATATCGATGTGTTGAAAGACAATGGGGAGACATTACATTGAGTATCATAACCAATAACAATCGTGTGATACACACGCTTGGCTTTAAACAGTTTGAGAAGATGTACAATGAATTAAGTCCATATCTTAACGAGATTGAGCAGAACAAATGCTTAGACTTTATGATCACTATCGAAAATAGCAAATACGATGTCAATCCTACTATTGAAGATTGCAAGACACAGATGCGATTGATATTAGGTAGTGATCGTTACTTAGAAGTTGTTGAGTACTGGAAGCGTGACAACCAAAAAGTATTGAGCATGTGGGGCACATTGAAGTATCGTTATAAAGTAGATGGTTCGATGTGGGATGGACTAGATCCTGAAGATGATGTAACACAATATGAAAAGGTGTATGTATGAAACAAAGTAAACCTGTTAAATTACCACAGACTAATAGTCAAGGTAAGAAAGTTGGCGCAGATGCAAAAGCATGCTGGCAAGGATACAAATATCAAGGCACTGTGAATGGTCGTGATGTCTGCACGCCTGTAAAAAAGAAATAGATTAAAAACATGAAAGGCAATTATCCTATACATGCTACGATAGAACATATCAATAGCATGAACCTAGATCAATTATTGCTTAAAGCAAGAAATCATAGGCATTGGTCTGTGATGACTGTAGAAGAGTTTGATCAGATAACAGTTGCCATAAGAAATCGATTGAGTGTTTTTGGTTACGATTACTTGCCAACATGTTGCGGAAGATATGGAGCAGTGAAACATGAAAGATAGTCATATCTATATTAGGATGAATGATCCTAAAGTTGTCAAGACATATATCAAGATGATAAGAGAACTTGACATAGACACAGTTAACAAATTATTTGATAATATCAAGGAACAAGCCAATGATCATTATAGATTCAGTGACATTCAAGCCATATACAACGATAGGCTTGAACATAATAAAGAGTGATGGGAGCAAGATCAATGTTAGAAGAACAAAACAAGAAGAAGCGTGGCGGAGCGAGACCAGGCTCGGGACGCAAGAAGGGCATGATACAGAAACTCAGCGGCTCAGAGATATTAAAGCAGATACAACGCACGACAGGCAAACGCTTTGAGCAATTATTAGCAGAGCATTACATGGAAAGCATGTTACGCCATGATTGGCAAGCAGTGCGTGACTATGAGAAAACTATTCTTGGTAAAGTTGTCGCAGACAAAGTTGATGTCACAAGCAATGGCGAGACTGTTGGTGCGCAGTTCGTTTTCCCACAGCGTGAGTTAACAGACTGGTCACAGATACCAGTGACTATAACCACAGATGCAAAAGATAGAGATTGAATTATTTGGTGAGCAAGCAACATTGCTCAAAGACATGCTTGACACTGACAAGCATTGTATCCACATCGTTCCTGTTGGTAGTGGTAAGACATTCTTAGCAAGTATTGCGTTGCCTATATTTGCCACAGATGAACGCTATCATAAAAACAAAGACATCATCTATAGTGCGCCTACTGGTGCTATGATCAAGAGTTTGATATGGGAACCATTAAAGAAATCGTGCATCAATCATTTTAATTTGCGTGATGGCATCGATATCAATAACAGTGAACTAACTATAAAGTTTCCCAATGGCGTGTTCATAAGATGTAAATCAGCAGAACAGCGTGAGAACTTACGAGGTCTTAATGTTGGCGTATGGGTAGCAGACGAGGCTGCATTGTACACTAGCGATACATTACAAGAAATAACCAATCGATTACGCCCAAGTGTTGGACAACCGGATAGTCAAGGTAGATTAGTTGTGATCAGCACACCTAATGGCACAGGCCCATTATATGATCTGTTCAAGATGGCATTAGATAGACCTGAAAAATATGTCGTCAGACATTTTAATTATGAACAGATGCGCAGTGGTAATCGCAAATACATCGAAGAACAAAAACGCATACTGAGCCCATTGAAATTTGCACAAGATTATCTATGCGCATGGGAAAGCGTAGCAGACCAATTCTATTATACATTCGACAAACATAAACATTGTAGTGATGATATCGTAGATAGAGGTAATGATCTATATACATTCCATGACTTCAACAAGCGTGTGATGTGTGCTGTTGTAGC